ATCGTTGTGTGTTATCTAACAGCAATGCGATATCAGTTACATCTGATGCTGCTGCTATTACTGTAAATGAGTCTGAGTTTGTAGAAGCAGCAACTTCTATGAGCGTTAATATAGACAATACAACTAATTTAACATTCAATAGACAACCTACATTTACATCATCACCTTTTGTGTCACAGTACGCAGGGTCAACTCATGCTGCATCATACTGGGTAATCAAGAGAGTAGCAGATAACGTGACAGTATATGATACAGCTGCTATCACAGTTCCTGATCTATCACAAGGTGATACTGGTAACTTAACTACGTTCACAGTTCCAGTCGGAACTCTTGACTTCTCAGTCACATATTCTGTACAGGTTAAGTTTAAAGATAACGCAGGACTAACAAGTAACTTCTCTACTCCCGTACAGTTTGCTACACCAGTAGTAGATCAACCAGAAGTACAGACTATTACTCCTTCATTTAATCCTACAATTAATGTTCTAACCCCTGAGATCAAAGCAGGATATGGACACAACTCTACTGACTGGCAGTTCTCACAAGGAGATACTTTCGTTAACATTGAACATCAATCGTTAGGAAACTCTACCAACTTAGTAGAATATACATTACCAGGTGACGTTACACTGTTACCTACAACTACATATTATGTAAGGGTGAGATTCAACGTCGATACAGTCTAATGGCAAAACCAAGTAGCAGAACATCTCTAGCAGAGTATGCTCTAAGAAAATTAGGAGCACCAGTCCTAGAAATAAACGTAGATGACGATCAGATAGATGATCTGATTGATGATGCTTTGCAGTTTTTTCAAGAGAGATCTACTGACGGATATATCAGAACATTCTTAAAGTATAAGTTTGATCAAGCAACTATAGATTTGATGAAGTCTGATACTACTACCACAGTGACACAGGTAGGTGCTAGACAACCAGAGTTTCTTGAGCAGAATAATTTCATTACCATGCCTGAGCATGTCACCTCAGTCATCAAGATATTTGATTTCACATCTAAGAATACTACTAACTTATTTGATGTCAGATACCAGTGGAGATTGAATGATCTCTGGGATCTAACACAGACAGAGATTCTTACATATGAAATGGTAAACAGAAGATTGGAAGACATCTACTGGTTACTAGAAGGACAGAAACAAATAAGATTCCAAGCAAGAGGAGACAGACTCTACATGGATCTTGACTTTAAGACTGATGTAAACGACGGAGACTTCATAGTCTTTGATGCTTACAGAGCATTAGATCCTTCTACATTTACTACACTCTACGATGACATCTTTGTTAAGAGGTATGTCACCCAACTGATTAAGAGACAGTGGGGACAAAACTTATCTAAGTTCCAAGGAGCACAGTTGCCAGGTGGTATCACTATGAATGGTGATCAGATATATCAACAGGCACAAGAAGAGTTGAACAAGATAGAGGATGAGATGTTGACTAAGTATGAAATGCCCCCAATGGATATGATCGGCTAATGGCAAGAAACGTATTCTTCACACACGGTACTCGTAACGAACAGTTCCTTCAGCAGAATCTTGTTGAGGAGTACATCAAGATGTTCGGAATGGATGTACTGTATATCCCTAGACAGATGATCGCTAAGGATAATGTATTCAATGAAGAAGTAGTATCACAGTTTGATGATTCATATATTATAGAAGCATACCTAGAGAACTTTGATGGGTTCCAAGGTGGTGGAGATCTATTGACAAAGTTTGGTATCAGACAGACTGATGAGATAACTCTGGTTATATCACAGCAAAGATTTAGTGATCTTATATCTCAGTTCTTACTATTAGATGAGGACATAGAGGTAGGAGAGAGACCACAAGAAGGAGATTTAATATACTTCCCACTATCCTCAAACTATTTTGAGATCAAGTTTGTAGAACACGAAGAACCGTTCTACCAGTTAGGTAAGAACTATACCTACAAACTAAAAGCAGAACTCTTCGAGTACCAAGACGAAGGTGGAGAGTTCTTCGCAGGAGACGACGAGTTGATAGATACAGGTTATACTGTACAATACTATTATCTTGTTACACCTGGCGAATCTGCTGCTGCCACTCCATTACTTGATGGAGATGTAGTATCACAAGCTATAGTTACTACAAATGGTAGTAAGTATAACTTTACTCCGACTGTTACTGTTACAGGTGATGGTACAGGAGCAACAGCACATGCTGAAATGATCGTTGTAAATGTGGGTGGATCTATTCCAATAACCCCAGCTGTCTTAGATCCTACCGTTAAAGACGGTAAGATGGTTGGTCTAGAAATAATATCGGGAGGTAGTGGTTATGATGTATCTAGATCTAGTATTGATTTTACTGATCCTAGCAGCACAGGCACCAAACCTGTGGTCATTCCGACTTTTAACTCGTCTGGTTCTCTCACTAAAGTCGAGATTACCAATGAGGGGTCAGGGTATGATTCAGTCGAAAGGATAGTCATAGACAGTGGTGGTAGTGGATATACTACTGCTGCCTTTGATATACAATCAGTGCCAAGTGGACTGTCTGGAAGTTTCCAAGATGGAGAAACAGTTACAGGTGGAATTACTGGTGGTACAGCAATGGTTGCTGACTGGGATAAATCTGAGGGATGGTTAAAACTTAAATCACCAACAGATGACTTCCTGATCGGTGAACTATTGGTAGGTAATACCAGTGGTGCGTCAATAACGATACATAGTTATGACGCAATGAAGACTACAGATACTAAATACTCTGAGTCTACGACGTTTGAAACACTTGCTGATGATATCATTGACTTCAGTGAAGGTAACCCATTTGGTATAGGAACATAACATGTTAGGTGAATACACATATAATAAAGTCATCCGTAAATGCGTTATTGGATTTGGAACTTTATTCAACAATATAGAAGTTAGGAAAGAAACAGGTGGTACAACCTATCAGAAGATGAAGGTACCTCTTGCTTACGGTCCTAAGCAAAAGTTTTTAGCAAGACTAGAGGCACAACCAGAATTAAACAAGAAGGTTGCTATCACTCTACCTAGATTATCATTTGAACTGTCTGGTATATCATATGACAGTAGCAGAAAGTTAAGTCCTATCACGACTGACTATAAGAAAGATGGTAAGAATGTAAGAAAGATATACACACCCGTACCATATAATCTAGACTTCAGTTTGTCTATACTATCAAAGACAAATGATGAAGCATTGGAAATTATAGAACAAATCGTTCCTATATTCCAACCATCATATAATATCTCTATTAGAATATTAGATGATGTCAACGAGTACCGTGATATACCAATCGTTTTAAATAGTATATCCTACTCAGATGAGTATGAAGGTAACTTTGATCAACGTAAATTAACTACGATTGACTGTACATTTACTGTCAAAGCATACATCTTCGGACCTACAACTACACAGAAACCAATCAAGAAAGCAAAGGTTCATTACGATACTGGTACCCCAGCTGTACCAAATCGTCGTGTATCATATCAGGTAGAACCTACTGCTTTACGTGATAAGGACAGTGATGGAGCAGGATTGACTATCACAGCACAGGTCAACAGTAAGGTAGCAACACTACCAGTTGTAGACTCAACTGTTCTCAGTATAGGTGACTACATTGAGATCAACAACGAGGTCATGAGAGTCAAGAGTAAACCAGATGGCACATCTATTACTGTGGCACGTGGTCAAAATGCTACAACTCAATCTGCTCATGCGAGTGGTTCAGTTATAGATATTATTACAACCGCTGACACAGAACTACTCGATAGTGATGATGACTTCGGATTCAACGAGATGACATCTTTCTATGGATAACAATTTCGGTGGTTTAGAAAAGGCGTTTGATACCGCAGAACCTAAACCCAAAAAAGCAACCCCTATCAAATCTACTGATGATCAGATCAATGATGATCATGAGTATGCTAGAGCAAATCTATACTCTTTGATAGAGAAAGGTCAGGAAGCAGTCGATGGTGCTTTAGATGTAGCACAGGGCAGTGACCACCCTAGAGCATATGAGGTAGCAGGACAGTTAATCAAACACGTCGGTGACGTTGCTGATAAACTTATGGCACTTCAGAAAACAACCAAAGAAGTAAAGGAAGAGAAAAAGAAAGGACCTTCCACAGTCAATAACGCTTTATTTGTAGGCAGTACCGCTGAACTACAGAAGATGTTAAAGAATGCTTCCAAGGATAAATAAGTAAGAACCAACTATTATTAAAATGTCAGTATTAAAAGTAGTGCAGGATGGACCTACGGTGACCGTCGGTAGTGCTGCCAACACACAAAGTACAGCACTATCTGTTAAGACAGGTATCTATCGCTTCGCTGCTGAAGTCGCAAAGGGCGGTGCTGCCATACAGTTAGGTGGAGCTGCCAATGCCACTAACTCAAGTTTGTATGTAGAGAAAGGCGAATCAGTTATTGTTAAAGGTGACAGCCCAGTCCGCATGGGTATCACAGGTGCTACTGCTGCTAACCCAGTAGTATTCACTATCGAAAGAAGTGGTGGAAATCATAATCAAATTAAAGTAGGAGACTACGTTACTATCACAGGTTCATCTACAGCAGCATATAACTTATCTCATGTTGAGGTAACTGCTGCTACACCTACCACATTTACAATCGGTGGTACAGATGGATCTGGTTTCGCTGCGTTCTCAGGAACTGCAGAAGTGCGAAACTCTATGAAGTATGCTATAATGCCTAAGACTGCTAGTGGAGCAACCGTCCACTGTACTGAGGTTCAAGTAGTCGTATCCTAATGATTACAGAAGCTGCGAGACTGAATGAGTATGG